TATGCTGATTATATCCGCCAGAACGAGCAAGTTCCGTGGGTCACAGCAAAATCCAAGCCTGTCGGTTTCTCCGGGGGATTCACAGTTCAACTCAGTCCTGACGGCGGCAAATCAATTACTGACCAGCCAGATTACCGCTCTAAAGGCACAAATAGCGGCCCTTGGCGTTACGGATGTTCCATGAAAGTCCTAAAGCTGACAGACGAGGAAGTTACAGCATTTCGTCAACTGCTCGACGTGGCAAACAAGACTTTGGGGATTCGTTCGGCACAGGTTTGTTTGGTGCTGGATGCTAAGTTGCAGAACGCCGTTGACGATGGCGAGAAGCCAGAACAGCCTCCTGGGTAGATAAATGGCCTTCGGTGACTTAGGAGGGGCTCTTACCGGTGCAGCAAACTCCATAGGTACATCGCTTCCCACGGCAACCCTTACGGGGTCCGGGGTTGTCGCTATAGGCGATTTGATCTATTGCGTTGTCGGGGAGCAAACCACCAACACGGTGACGGCCGTAACCGATGTCACTCTCGGCAATGTCTTTACCCCATTAACTGCTGCCGTGGACGCAGGAACTAGCACCGCACGACCGTTCTATGCCCGCGTTACCGTAGCCGGAACGCTCGTTACTAACTCCTTGGCGGCGACTGCCAACGGCGGCACGAACAACGGCGCCATTGCCGCGGTAATCATCAAGGGACCGTTCCTACGCTCTCCGCTCGACGCCAATCCTGCCAACATCACCAGCGATATTACCACGCCGTTTACCTGCCCGACGACCGGCACGCTGACCATCGCGGAGGAAGTGGTGTTGTGCTTTTCGTGCTCGACGGGAAGCGCGGTATGGACGGCGAGTTCGCCAAATCTGCTAGGGGCGCAGGTGGCAACTCAATCCGTTCTATCCGTCAGGATCGGCTATCAAACCGTCGCGGCTACGACTGCCGTAGCTCCTGCGTTTGCCGGAACCAACCCTACAGACGGTTGTTTGGGAACGGCATCTTTCATGCAAGCGGAGACGTTGCTACCTCAAGCCATCATGTAGGATCTCTTAATGCCGACATTTATTACGAGATCCCCGATCTATGCCTTCAGGAGCTGGAAGCAAGATGAGCGCGGCACGGCTATTCGTGCCCACGATGACGTCAGCACCGTCAATATCCTCGAGACGACCCTCAAGGGCCAGGACAAGGTTTATGGTGGTCCCGGTCAGGTTCCAGATTACGACTATCCAAACCCACAACAGCCAAGGCGCAGCGTAAGCCTATATACTTTTACCTATCTTGCATTAGCCCTTACCGTTGTTCCGTTTCATCAGACGGATTGGCCTAATCCGCCTCTAAGCGCACCGCGAAATGTAAGCCTACTAACCCAGACTTACCTAGCATTACCGCTTACTGCTGCACCGCCGGTTGTATCCGCCTACCGTCCTGCCGGCATCAGCGGGACGGCGATTTCGGATGCCTCGATTTCCGGCGAGGTATTTCAAGGAACTTACGTTCCTCCTGCCGGCGGGGCTCCGTTTGCACAGACCACTTGGGTAGTCCCGCAAGGGGCAAATCCGAACCGTATAGGGCTGAGTTGGACCAGCAGCTTCCAACTCCCGCTCACGACACACAAGCCGCCCTTCATCCAGTATGATTGGCCGGTTCCCAAGGGTTATCAGCCGTCCCACCTGAGAACGTGGACGGACAGCTTCAAATTACCACTGACCACGGTAAAGCCGCCCTATCTCAAGACCGATTGGCCTAATCCAAGGGGTTACACCCGCAATCCGGATTGGTCTGACTCGTTCAAGCTACCCCTGCAAACGATCGTAGGGTCTAACCAATACGATTGGCCTAATCCGTCTCTAGGTGGAAAACGCTCCGGGGATCTGGGATGGATACAATCAGGTCTTGCCCTACCTAGCGCGGTTCCGTCTCCGTTCTTCCAGACGGATTGGCCTAACCCGAAAGGCTATACTCGAAATCCATCCTGGACCGACTCGTTCAAGCTACCTTTACAAACGATAGTAGGGGAAAATCAATATGATTGGCCTAACCCAAGAGGATACCAACGGTCCCTAGACCTCCTGACGTGGCTCCAGACGGGTTTTCTGGAGGAAGCAGGGGAACCCTTCAGTCAGACCGATTGGCCTCTCCCTGGGCGCCCAAGACCTGTAGGGCTGAGTTGGACTGACTCATTCAAACTGCCTCTACAAACCATTGTTGGGGCAAATCAATACGATTGGCCGAACCCTCGAGGGTACACCCGAAATCCCGATTGGATTGCCGGGACCAATCTATCGCTGAATACGGTTGCCGCGGCGCCGTTCGTCCAAGCCGATTGGCCCGTTCCGAAAGGCCAAAAGCCTGTTGGACTGACTTGGGCAGACTCGTTCAAACTGCCCCTGACGACCGTTGCGCCTCCGTATATCCAGCAGGATTGGCCCGTCCCGAAGGGTCAGAAGCCCGTTGGGTTGAGCTGGACCGACTCGTTCAAGCTGCCCCTAACCACGGTTGTTGGGTTCAATCAGAGGGATTGGCCCAATCCAAGGGGCTATGCCAGGGTCATCGACCTCTGGACATGGACGCAGACGGGATACCTCGAGGAGTTCGGGGAGCCGTTCAACCAGACCAGTTGGCCGGTACCGAAAGGACCAGCACGCCTAACCGCCCTTGGCTGGACGGACAGCTTCAAGCTACCGCTTACCACGGTTAAGCCGCCATTCACTCAATATGATTGGCCGGTACCGAAGAAACAAAGATTTGTCGATGGCTTTGTCCAAGAGGCTCATGCCCACGACTTCTCTATCAGCCAGCCGCGCGTCCAACATGATTGGCCGGTTCCTCCTGGCCCGAAGCATCTCTTTACCTACGGCTACGAGCAATCGACGTGGCTATCGTACATTTCTCCGGCGATACCGCCACCGGAGCCGCCAGGACCACCAAAGCCGGCAAAGAGCGGACTTGCGCTTATCGGCTCCGGCGCCGTTCATTCCGTTACGCCTGTTCTTGGCACGCTTACGTTGTGTCATCAGCAGGATGCCGCATTCCAGACAGACGCATTTCAGAATGATGCGTTCCAGATGGAAATTACTGTATGCTTCGATACGGGACAACCAGCGGCAGGATTGCCAAATGTCGGGACCGGAAGCGGAGTTACCCAAGTCAAGGCAGGACGAGCTCGCACAACAATTACTGCCGGCAGAGGCAGGATGGATACGGATGACCCATGATCTATCATAACCGCGGTGAGACGATAAACTTTGCCAACACGTTCTATGACCAGAACGGCTTTCTGACCACGGTTGGATCGGCGTCGGTCACGCTCGTCTATCCTTCCTCGACCCCGCCGGGGAATCTGTTGTCGCACGATCCCGGCCAGCTCAAGGGGGTGGTTACGATCCCTATGGTGGTCGATCCCGCTACGGGGATTTGGTCGGCAACATGGGATTCATCAGTCTCGGATCCGGGGTCGGTGTTTTGGTCTATCAAATCTACGGTCGGTAACATCATTGTAGAGGACGGGGTTTTTGTCTTGAGGGGCAACCTGGCGAACATGGAAGTCCCTTAAATGGTATCCGATGAAACCCACACCTTGCGTCAGTTGACCGTGGAAGTCGCTGTCATCAGGGAGAGTTTGCGGCACGATAGAGAAGCATTGGAACTGGCTGCCAGGGAGTATGCAAGACGGTTGGAACTGGCGGATTTATCCAACCAACTACCCCGACTTTATGTTACACGCGAACTGCATGACAAGCTGGCCGACAAGATTGAAGCCCTCGCTAAAGAACTCTCGTCATGGCAGGGAAGATTGTTCATGCTGTCTGCTGTCGTCGCAGGGATACTTGCCGTGATAACCACTGCCGTAGCGGTTTGGCATTTTGTTCCTTCATGACCCCACTTTGGTATGAACTAGCCCTGAAGGAGGTCGGAACACTCGAGGGGCCGGATACCGCCGACAACCCTAAAGTGGTGGCGTACTACAGAGATGCAGGGTTTCCGGATGTTAAGCATGACTCGGTTCCGTGGTGCGCCGCCTTTGTCGGGGCCATGCTCAAAAGGTCAGGAATCAAGCCTTCAGGTTCTCTCATGGCCCGCTCCTACCTCAAATGGGGCACCAAGTTATTAGCTCCGGTACAGGGGTGTGTGACGGTCATCGAACGCGGGACAGGTCCGTTCGGCCATGTCTTCTTTTTCGTCTCGCCGGGGCTAGGGCTTGGCGGCAATCAGTCGGACTCCGTGAGCATCGCACCCTATAATCAATCTCGGGTTCTCGGCTATCGCTGGCCGACCCCAATGGAGAAGAAAGTCATGGTTGAAGCAACCGTTACGGAAGTCGTGGTGCCGACGAAAAACCCCTGGTACTCGACTATAAACTGGGTGCAGCTCGGCGGGATCTTGACTAGCTTATGTGTGTTTTTCAAAGTACCGCTTACCCCGGAGCATGTCGCCGGCGTCATCGTTGCCATTCAAGCTGGTGTAGCACTGTTCACTTGGGTTCGTCACACCTGGTTCGAAACGAGCATTCTAGCTCCTGCTGCCAAGAACTTGCCATTGGCATGAGCGACCCTCATTTCTACGGGATTTTGAGGCTAGACGAAAACTCAGTCGTGGTATCCAGGACATTCGGGTTCATCGACTCTCACAAAGTGAACTGGGTTGCACCGCAAGGGTCCCTGACCGATGGGGCAAGCATTCCCGGTGTGGCCAAGCTCATCATTGGAGGTTCGTTTCAGGAGCCGTATCTCAGAGCCGCGGTGCTGCACGATATTTATTGCAAATCGAGGGTGCGCTCCTGGCAGAATACGGCTAAGATGTTCTACGAGGCAATGATTACCGCCGGCACGAACATCATCAAGGCTCAAGCGATGTATTGGGCGGTGTATCTGGGCGGTCCTCATTGGGAGTATCCAAATGACATTTCAGGAAATAGCTGACAAGGCGGAAGACCTCCGCAATCAGGAGATGGGCATTCCCGATCCGTCCATGCTCAACTATCATGCCGTCATCAGGATGTATCGGCAGATTTTGAGCGACCACAGTGTTTTGATTCGTGAATTAGCGTCGATGTTAACCAAAGCAGAGGAGAGTTGATATGGCAGACCCAACCGTTTCAGTTGGTACAGAAGTGGCTAAGGGCGTTGTTGTCGGCGGCTTGGCCGCGGCAGCGATCGTTGTGGCGGCGCCGGTGCTGTTGCCACTCGTCGGGTTAGGTGCTGTTGCGGCAACCCTTGTCGGTGTCGGTACGGCCCTGCCGTGGCTTGGCGCCGGCGTCGGTGGTTGGTGGAAGTACAATCAAGCCACCAAGTAAGTGATTACCCTGACAGTCGTATTTTGTCTGGTGCTCAACAATACCCAGTGCCGGACGCTCGTCATGGTGCCGGAGGACTATCGGGCGATTACCAGCATCGAGGACTGTCTGATGGGTGGTGTTATCGGCGGGATGAAGTTCACGCTCGACCACACCGATTACATGGTCAAGGGGTATCGCTGCTCGCAGGAACCGGATGATCTAGGGGCTTGGTTTCGGGGGCAACCTCACTAACCAAGTCCCGGCCCCACATCCGAACGGGGTAAAGGCGGATCCCCAATGTGGGACCGGGGGTTCTGGTCCTTTTCTCAGCTTCTTCTGAAAGGTTCCTTCATCTGCCGTTCGTGGGGTCTTTGTTAACCAGCGAACGAATTGCCGGATGCGCCGGCCCGCTTGTGGCGGACGCCACGGGTCAGCCGCACTTCCACCCTTGCGGCTCACCGATGGAGGCCATCTTCAAGCGGTAGAGCTCGTCCAAAGCTATCCTCAGTTCCTCCTTGGTCTGTAAAAGTTCTCTGCTTAGAACCTCCGCAGCTGCCGCCGATCCCCTGATTTCATTCTCCAGCGCATAGATGCGGTGTTGTAGATTAGCCCTTGTATCATCGTCGATCACGATCGTAGTCCTCTCCTGTTTCCTGGATTCCATCCACTTTCTCAACCCGTCAAGTTCGGTCATCCCAACCCCCTGTGTTTGATGATTACCTTCAACATTGCATCCTCGCTGTGCCGGTTCGTCCATAACGCTATGGCTAACTCGTAGCACTCCACTCCCCGTTCGCGGAACCACTCACACTCCTTCCTCGACCCTACCGTATGCACCTGGATGTGCTCGTCTCGGGTCAATGGCACGCACCATTGATCTGTAGCCTTCAAACCAACCCCACGCTCCTCCTTGATGCGAAGATGGTGCGGGTCGCACGGCCCACGACCGGAAATGCAAGATGGCAGACGTTTGATCTTTTGAACGTAGTCATCCGACATCCCCGGCCGTGTAGCGGCCCACCGCTTCTTAGGTTTCCGTTCTGTCTTAAATCTAGGGGTGACTTTCACAGCAGCTTCCAAGCATCATATTTCCCCTTCAGTTCCCGCCATCGTGCCGCAGCCACCAGTTCGGTGTCAAACTGCGCTCGAGATTCAACCTCACACAAGTCCCTCACGGCTTCCGCAGGGTCATCATACTGCCTACCAAAGCTGCTGAGATATTCCTTCAAGAACGTCTTGAACACCGGATCGTCACACAGGATCCCCGCTTGCTGCGCCAGTGACCCCTTCTTAGGCTTAGGCTCCTCATGCGAGTTCAATCTAGCCACGGCCACATGAACCTCGTTCCCCGGTTGTGGCACCCCTCCAAGGGCGTGCAGGGCCATGTCAGCCTGTTCGATCGGTATTTCCACACAGAGCTGCATGACACTACGGGTCTTGATGAACTTAACCTCGCTGAAGGTTCCTGTGATGACGGCTTTCATAGGCAATACTCTGTAGCTTCCAGTTCGATATTGGGATTAAGAGTGATCCATTGCCTTGCCCCGTCGCTTCCTCTTATGTTTTCCATACAAACGATGCCTAATTTATGGTTTCCATCCACGATCTCGATGGAGACAATTCTCCATTTATCGGAACTAAGGATTGGTCCAATCGTATCTAGTACCTTCAAATCCCTAACTCTCTTGTTCATTTCCCCTCCTAGAACGGGATTTCATCCCCAATCACCCCACCAATGTCTTCCATGCCGTCCGCGGGGTTCTCGCTTTCTTGGTGTGGTGTCTGCCGGCGCGGCGCCGCTTTCTTCTTGGGCTCCAAGGATGGCCGGATGCGGATTGCCTCCACTGACTTGCCCTGGAAATCCACCCATGCGGTGAACAGGATCACAGCCTTGCCAAACCAATCGTCGGACTCGTCACCATAGGCATAGGCGATGTTGTTCCAATTGGTCTTGTTTAGGACTACCCCCTTGGTCTTGCCCTGGAAGTACAGGATTGGCTTGCGATCGTCACCAATCTCGCCCATTTCGACACGCTCGATGTAGACCTTGATTTCCTTGCCTTGCAGATCGGCGGCTTTCAGATAGTTCGAGGGATAAACGTCAGAGCCTTTCATGTCAGTTCCTTTCAGACTTTGATTGCTAGGGTTTCAGATCCGTTGGAGAGTTGGCAACCAGGCACGTCATGTCCTGCTTTCAGTTCGACCTTGATGAGCGTTTTGTTGGGTTGTTTCTTGATGACCATGAACTTGTCGGGTATCAGGTTCTCGTTGATGATGACCACGGACGGCGGCACGGTCCTGATGGAAGCTGTCAGGCCAGGCGCCTTGATGTCATGGAACCCCAAATCAGTCATGTAGTTCAAGGCAATCTTGCGCTTGCGCTGTGCACGTTCGACCAGACATGCCTTCCGATCGGCTAGGCGGTTCTGTAAGTCGCTCAGACCTACCACCAGGGCCTCGTCCACCACCGCGGAGAGCAGGAGTGCTGCCAGTTGCTCCTTGGTGTCTGTAAGCCCTTCCAGGGTGTCTATGAGGCATTCGGGGTCTTCCAGAAGCTCCGGCATAGCCTCGAGTAGCTTGCCTCTCAGGGATTTCCAGAAGTCGGATGATTTCTGCAATGGGTAGGTCATGGTACTTCCTCGTCGCCATGCACTGGGTATCTGGTTTTTTCGTCCGCAAAATTACCGACGATACGAGACGTTATGTGTGCGGGCAGATCGTACAGACAGAGTATGATCGTTTCCCCTCGTCTGGTATTTATCTCTAGCGTGACGCTATTTGCGTTCTGCACATAATGTGTCTCGACGCGAAAAGACGTGCAGCCATGTATGCCTTGGTTAATCATCTACTCCTCCAGTTTCTTGATGGCGTGCTTGTAACGATCTTCCATCGCGTCGCGCGATCGACAGCCGCTGCATCCCGCCCATCTTCTGCCACTCATAGACGATCTCCTGCGACCCCCAGCTCCGCACCGGCCAACTTGGCGCATAGTTGTAGAGGAAGTTCGCGTAGTCGCGTAGCCGATCGACGTTGATGTCATCAGCGCGACCAAACGCCTCCACCAGCTTGTTGCACAGAACGGCGTTGAGGAAGTCGCCGATTGGGGCACCAAGCAAGAAGTAGTTGCGAAGCCCATCCTGGCAGTGCTCGGGGATCAAACTCCAATCGGCGTTAGCGTCCCAAGCGTTATTTTTGCTCATTTGGTGTCTCCTCCAGTTTCTTGAGTGCCCATTCAATGACTGCGATGGCTTCCTTACGATAGCCATGCTCGATGAGCCTCAGAAAATCCTCTTTCAGCTCGAAATCGACCGCAGCCACGTTTGCCCACAGGGTCACTTGCTCGTCATGAGTTTGGATCGTCGTATGGACCATCGAAGTTCCCTTGGATTTCTAGGTTAGGATATTCCTGCCGCATCACGGCAACGAAATTCCTGTTGCACAGGCGCCACCAATCCGGTGCGAACGAAGCAACCCCGTCAAGGAACTTTGGCCGGCATGGCACGTTTCTAGGGGGTTGGTCATAGCGCGGATCATCGTCCCAGACCAGTTTGTTGTTCATTTCAGACCCTCGTTGGGATTGCCGGCCATAGCCTTCTCCATATTCCTGATGGTAGCTACCATGTCCTCATGGAAGGCTTTTTGCTGCTCGTCGAGCAGGGGCAGGATAACCTCATCCACAATCCTCTCAGCCCACCCTTCAGCGCCTAGCACGTCCCACGGTATTCGTTTCAGAACCTCGTCGATGAGTTCTTTACGGTTCATTTGCGGCCCCTAAGTCTCTCGGCCAGGGTGCCGATGTTCTTGCTCTCGACGATAGCTTCCTCCTCCAGATCCTCGACCTCCCGATCGACCTTGGTGGCGTTGAGCATTTCCGTGGCTCGTAGCACGTTCTCGAGCGCGGCCAGATAGCCCTTGTAGATCGAGATTTCCCGGTGGATGGAAGATGTCAGGTCAGTGCGGCTTTGGATTACGTCTGCGGTAGAGTGTGCCATTGGTCCCTCCTTTGTGAACCATCACCATACACGCCACGGATAGGATGTCAACAGGGGATATAAATATCGCTTGCAATTCGCAACGAAGCATTTACGATAGGCTCATGAACTACGAGATCATGGATACAGCCGACAAGGTGATCGACGCCTTGGGTGGCACGACGAAGATGGGCCGGCTGACGGGCCAGACCCCGCAGACCGTCCATAATTGGCGGTTACGGAAACGGATCCCGGCAGAGTATTTCCTTGAGATTTCCAACACGCTTGCTAGTGTGGGGAAGTTAGTAACCCCTGCCGTTTTTGGCATGAGGGACGGGGGAGACGGGGGAAGGAAATCTGCCGCTCCCCTGGAAACCTAGTTTATCCGATCTGGCGCGGGTGCCCCCTCTCTAGCGTCGGATGGTCCGGGGTCGGTGCTTGTTCCTCCCTTGGTACCGGCCCCGGTACCGCTTAGGATTAGGTCAGAAATGGCTCAAACGCTGTTCATGCTCTGGCCTATCTCCACCAACAATTTATGGCGGGCCGTCCGCGGCAGGAACATCCTTTCAGAGCGGTACCGCTTCTGGCTGAAGGCTGCAAGCCTCGAGCTGATGGTCCAGCACCCCAAAGCCTTCAAAGGCCCTGTACGGGTCGCTATAGCCCTCTCAAGCCCAACTAAGCGGCCATTTGACCTTGATAACCGCGCTAAGGCTGTTTTGGACCTGCTCGTTCACAATCTCGTGATCGAGTCGGATAGCTGCACGATCGTCCGGTATCTCGAGATAGGACTGACTGACAAGGCGCCGGGGGCCTATGTGACCATAACGCCGTGGGAGGAGGGATGACCTATCAATCAGCTATCGTCGCCTTCGTCCTGGGGTTTGTCCTGACCTGGTTTGCGTGTGATGTTTATCTAGCGGTGATGCGATGACAGACACTCCATACATGCCTCTTTGGATTAGAGATTTTGTAGGAGATACCACGCATTTAACCGCGGAAGAAACCGGCGCCTATATTTTGCTTCTTGGGGCGATGTGGCTACGGGGCGGAACATTGGACACCAGCGACATGTCAGACCTTTGCAGGATGGCTCGCGTTCACCCCTCAAGGTGGTCCAGAGTATGGCTTAGGCTTCTTCCCTTCTTTACGGTTGTAGACGACAAGACACTTATACAAAAAAGACTAGCTGATGAGCTAAAACGCACATCAGGTATCCGGGAAGCTAATTCGCAAAAAGCCACATTAGGTTGGCGTACCAGACGTAACAAAAACAATAAGTTAGCTCCTGATGAGCATATCATCAGCAATGTATCGCATACCCATACCCATATAAAAGAAGATTCCGTAGCTAAAGCTACGGGGGCTGCGCCCCTTCTTGATTTCAAAAAAGAGGCCTTCAGAAAAGGGGTCAACATGCTTGTTGCCGAGGGTGTTCCTGAAAAGCAAGCTCGATCGCTGGTAGGCAAGTGGAGAAAGCTATCTGGTGGAGATGATGAGGCATTGGTTGAACTATTGGATAGGGCGGCTGATGTTGACCCTGTGGTTTTGGCTGAATGGATGGGCGCGGCCCTAAATAATAGTGTTACGAGAATACAAATGAGGGGCGAGAGTTATCTTATACCACCACAGACAGAACAGTGGGAGGCATGGCATAAGTTCTTTATTAGATTGAATGATCCAAGAATATACACTAAGGGTGTTCTAACGGTTCCGTCATTATGGCCTAGGGGTTAGCCACAAAATAAACATAATATATAGCTAAGTGGTCCAGGGTAACCAAAGGAGGGAGAAATGGAAACTGCTATCGTCTGGGGTTGGCTGCTGACGGCACAAGCCGGCAATCTGCCGCCCATCATCGACCCGAACTATGCTAACGAGGCTGATTGCTTGCTGGTCCGAAACGAGTTCGTGGTGCTGCATCCGGAGTATGATCCCGGGACGTACTGCACGCCGACCTGGAAGCCTCAAGCCAAGCCGAAGGTTCATCGGAGGGCCAAGCGATGATTGACTACGACACGGATTTATTGGTCCGGCACTATAAGGCTATGCTGGAGGCTCTTAACGACATCAAGGACGTAATCAACACCGATCATTGCACCTACGAAAAAGGCGCCACTGTTGAGGATTATGGTGATCTTTTGCTCAAGATTGAGAACCTGGCCGGCAATGTCAGCACGATTGACCTATTTAATCCATACAACCGACCGGGTGAGGCACGCAAGTTGATTGAGGCTATGCCGTTCACAGAATACACGGTGGCCAAGCGATGAGTGTTACAAGGACGATTGTCTGGGCTGACCTCGAAAGTCTCGCAGTCCGCGTCGAGGAGCTCGAGGCCGATTTGAAGTCCGCAAAACGCGAGCTCGCCTTTGTCAAAACCGAGCGGGATGGGTTGGCTGTAGTGGTCCAACAGCGTGAGGACCAGCTACACGAGGCTAGGGCGGCTTTAAGGGCATTGAGGGATGGTGGCAAGCCTGGAGAGTGAAAAGCCGCCTACGGGCTTCCTACGGGCTCCTAGGGACACATCTGAGGGGACTGTCCGGTGTTGGACGTTCATCCGCAGAGCTGTGTTGACGCATGACGCGCTGCCGGCGGCTACACGGAAGGCTTATCTAACGTCCGATTTGCAGATCATCCATGATCCGATGGAGGCTTACGGGTGGTCTGATCAACGTCCGGCCAGGTTCCAGCCAAGTGCACGAGACGTAACGAATTGGCTCCCCGTTTATGGCTGGCTGTGCTGGTTGGCTACGCAGAAGCATGGCAAGACGGGATGCAAGATCCTCGAGTGCCGAGCCCGATCGGTGCCTTGGTGGAAATTGAGCCAACGGGTAAGCCGAAGTGAAAAAACGGTTCGGCGGTATTTCGACGGCGCCGTGGCACAGGTCTATACGAGGTTCGACCTGGAAGTTTGGACGATGGAACTTGGCCGTTGACAAAGTGAAAAGTGAAAAGTGGTCCATTGACACTTGTCCCAAATAAGCGGACACTTCACCATCCTTAGCGATAGCATCGGTTATCTGACACAATAAGGGCCCGGAAGCGATTAGCCTCCGAGCCCAGAAGTGGTTCCTTTGGTCCCAGTGATGTTAGCGCCGATCTAGCTCATTGATGCGCTGTTGCAGTCTGATCCGTACTAGGATTTTGTATAGGAAGCCCATATCATCCTCCGAAATAGAAGCAGCGGGCGAATTGGAGTAATGTTTTTTCCGCAGCCGGGAAGCGCGTCCAGGGCAAGAACCAGTCCTGCATTTGCAATTCTGCGCTGCGAGGTTCGTCGAATTGGTCCAACTGACCCCAAATGCGAAGCGCCGGCCCGCCGGTAGATAGCAGGATTTCATATTCGTCAGCACCTTCGGCTGGTACGCCAGGTGAGCGCCAACCATCGCGGACCATGACGGAAAGCACGCTTTGCTCGATTGTCTCGCGTGCCTCATCTGCTAGGCCATGTGCGGCTGTATCGTCGTTGGCATCGTTATAAGTTTCTAGCATGTCCTCAATTGAGGATAGCCAACCCCTAGCGTTTTCTTTTGCGCTGGCAAACTTATCTTCGATTACGGACTGCATGTTAGACTCCCTTGGTTGCATAGTGGGCTTGGACTGCGAGGCGCTGCCAATTTTGGCAGTACCAGTCATGGCGGAACGATGATGTGGAATCGTACCACGCGCGGATATCTTCCGGCCAGTTTGAAGGCGCACACCGTCCCTTGGAATAATCCTGCACACCTTTCACTTGATCGTTTGATATGCCTTTGTACCAGTACACGCCGCGGCCGGCGCCTTTCCACTTGTAGGGCCGAGTTGAAACAATATCGTGCTTCGGCTTAGGCTTGATAGGTGTCAGCTTGAAACCGATGGATTGCATAAGATCCGTGAGCTCGCGCCTCTGCTTTGCGTTGAGTTGGATGGTCATCTCAGTTCCTCCCTTGTCAGTCTAACCGTACCAAAAGGGGCGCCGTGACATACTCCGGCCGGAGCAGCGCCCTAGTTGCTAGGGTCAGGCGGCTTTAATCCATTTTGGCATATCGGCAGGATTGATATAAATGCGAAGCCCACAGTCCTTGCCGCAAAACATGACATGCTCGACCAAGACCGCACCGGCAGGAAGCTCGACGATCGTCGATCCTGGCGCTTTGTCCCAGGGCGCCGAAGCGTTATGCTTGTCGAGACTGCCGGTGACATAGCCGCTAGTCGTGCAGCCCCGGTATTGTGTGCGAGAGCCGCCGCTCCAATTAAGGTCTGCATGGTGAACGGTGACTGAGATCGCTGCGGTAACGCTGATCTTGCGCCCGCGGTAATCTGGGAACGTCGCCTTGATAATGGGTTCAACGGCGGCTTTGTTGACTTTATGCCAGGTTTGCATGTCATCCTCCCTATCTGGTGACACACATTATATATACGCAACGTATATGAGGCAATAGGCAATGCATCACGAAAACGTGAGAGTTAATCAACTTATCGTGATAATCATTAACGAGGCTTGAGATGCATAGGAGGCAACAAATTGCCCGCAGTCAGTGAGAAGCAGCAACGCTTTATGGCTATGTGCGCCCACAATCCAAAACATGCTGAAGGCGCCTGCCCGAGCTCCAAGGTGGCACACGAGTTCAGTCACAAGCCTGCAGCTCACAAGCGCAAAGCACCTAAGCACAGTGCATTGCATAAACTCATGAAGGCGTGATATATTAGCAACAGCATCAACAGCTTATGAGTGACTGAACTATGACCTTCCAACCTGGCAACACAATTGCTAAGGATCGCAGGGCGCCCAAGCCTTATCGTGACGCGCTTATGATGCAGCTGAAAGAGGCCGGCACTGACCATCGTGGCCTGCGCAGGATCGCCCAGAAAGTGCTAGAGCTGGCATACGAAGGCGAGAGCTGGGCCGTGCAGCATGTGGCAGAGCGCATAGATGGTAAGGTTCCTCAGGCACTAATTGATGCAGATGATGGTCAACAGATAACACTCCAGGTTGTAAAGTATGTCATTGAACAGCCCACACTAGAGACACACACACTCACATTAGATAATGAAATCAAGGACATAACACCAACGGTTTCGCATAATCAATCTTCCGGAAAGCCCACAGAAGGCAAGGATTAGCTCGAGCCAGGCGCCCTCACACACAGACAGGGGGGGGGAGGCATGGAAGTGTGTTTGCACATGCAAGCGTATAGGCATAGCCACCCACCCCGACCCACCCTAGCCTTACATACGCCATGTTTACATTGTAAGCGGTACCGATGACTGACGCTGTGGAATATCGAGGAAGGCTGCGGGTTTGTGGGATTGCGCCGTTGAATTGCCCTATGATTTGGGGGACGGTTGAGCGGTGTCACAAGTGCCGGCAGTATCATTTGAGGCCGGGGTATTGCCAAGCGGTTGAGACTGAGAGTGAGACTAAATGTGAGACTGAGACTGTTTCCGGTGAGACTGAGACTGAAAATGAGACTAGGCCGCCGTGGGAGGTTTTAGGGATATCGAAGGCGACTTGGTATCGGCGCAGGGGTACATGAGGAAGCGGAGGGGGAAGGGATGACCGAGATTGACACCTTGAAGGCCACCATCGCCTCCCTAGAGGCAGAGCGTGACAAATGGCGGGCCTTAGAGAAAGAGGCAGCAACCTATGTCGAGACGGTAATCTGCTGCCGCACTGGGTTCACTGGTGAGCCGCCCCATGTTGGATGGAAGGGGCTAGGGCTTGCACTCACAGAGGCGTTGGACGAGCGCGACCGGCTGCGGGAGGCGCTGAGACGCTATGTAGATTTTGACACGGAGGCGGATAGGATCGAGGGCCTTGATGATTGCGACCGATTTGCCCGCACCGCGCTTGGGCGTGCCGCACTTGATGGGGGGAAGTGATGACGCCGGAGCAAGCCACCAAAGTAATTTGTCTACAGTTTATCCTAGTGGGCAAGGATTGCGAGCTAACAATACATGACACAGCGATTTTGGATATTGTGCGAAGGGCCATCGCCGCAGAGCGGGAGGCGAATATCTCGGTTATTCGACACGAGGTAGAAACGACAGGATGGGTAGGGGTTGATGCCATGATCGACGCTATCCGAGCCCGCGCCGCACTTGATGGAGGGAAGCCATGACGGCTGATCTGGTGGCTGAGATTATGTACGTCCTGAGTCTTACCAAGGAGGAACTGATTGCCTACGACCAGCGCATGGAACGGGAGATAAAGGCCAATCAGGACAGGCGGAGAAATGAACAGGTGCGAGTAGTTGATGGCTGATTACTCCTGGGAGGACGATGCCCGTAAGGGGTATGAGTTATGGATAGCCATAATGCGGGCGCGGTTGCTGATTGTGCGGGCACTGAAGGCGAGGGCGGCGCGTGGCTGACGTATTTCTCGACGGCAAGGTGACATTACACCGGGGCAACTGCCTTGAGGTCTTGCCGACGCTTGATGAGAACAGCATCGACTCCGTGGTGTGCGATCCGCCCTATCATCTCACCAGCATCGTTAAGCGGTTTGGGGCCGATAACGCTGCGCCATGCAAGGAAGGCAAGACGGGCGCTTATGCGCGGGCTAGTGCCGGTTTCATGGGCAAGCAATGGGACGGCGGTGACGTAGCATTCAGACCTGAAACATGGGCCGAAGTTTACCGAGTCCTCAAACCAGGGGGTCATCTGCTCGCATTCTCAGGGACTAGAACATATCACCGCATGGCGTGTGCGATTGAAGATGCCGGGTTTGAGATTCGGGATCAGATTGGATGGTGCTATGGAAGCGGGTTTCCCAAGAGCCATGACGTGTCCAAGGGCATCGACCGGATGGCGGGGGCAGAGCGGGAGAAGATCGCAACCGGCAAGCCAGTCAAGCGCATTATCCCTGGTGCGGATCAGAACAAGCAAGGCTGGGAAAAGAATAACGGGCGCGAGTATGTTCCAGGCATTGAGTTTACCGCAACCGAAGCCGCTATCCAATGGCAAGGCTGGGGCACCGCCCTCAAGCCCGCATGGGAGCCAATAGTCCTAGCCCGCAAGCCATTATCCGAAAAGACCGTCGCCGAGAACGTCCTCAAGTGGGGAACGGGCGCGATCAATGTGGATGGGTGTCGGATTGGAACTGGCACTGGAGAACCTAAGCCGGACTACCAGCCTAATAACAAGAACGCGGTTTATGGCAGCGGCATGGGTGGCGGCGAATGGGCAAACACAAACGGAAGATGGCCCGCCAATCTCATCCATGACGGCTCAGAGGAAGTGCTGGCGGGGTTTCCTGCAAACGCAGCGGGCAAGGACAATTTCCGCCACTCAGCGACCAGCATATATGGAAGCGAGGGCAAGGATTGGGAATACAACGGCGACAGCAAATCCTCTTGGGGTTCCGCCGCTCGCTTCTTCTACACCGCAAAGGCAGATGCAGATGATCGCTTGGGTAGTAAGCATCCCACTGTCAAGCCACTCGATCTTATTCAGTATCTCGTTCGGCTTATCACCCCTCCGGGTGGGCTGGTCCTGGACCCGTTTGCCGGGACGGGTACTGCGGGGGAGGCTGCGTTCCGTGAAGGCTTTAAAGCGGTACTTATTGAGCGAGAAGCGGAATACCAGGCCGACATTGTAAAGCGCATGGGGCTTTGCTTGGCCGGCCCCGATGAACGCAGAGCCGCTAGTGTCAAGCAAGAATCCCTAACCGATCTACCGATGTTTGCAGCTCTCTGATGGCTAAGGTTATCCGCATACCCAATGGATGGGATCCCAGACCTTATCAGATGAATGCATGGAAAGCATTAGAATCCGGCAAAAAGAGGGTTATTCTGGTTTGGCATCGCCGGTCTGGAAAAGACGATGTTGGAATGCACTGGGCGGCAACTCAATTACTTCAAAGGGTGGGCACCTATTGGCACCTTCTCCCTGAGTACGCACAAGCCCGGAAGGCCATTTGGGAAGCGGTTGACCCGCACAAAGGGATACGGAGGATAGACATTGCGTTTCCGAAGGCGCTTCGTGAGAGCACCCGCGAAGATACCATGTCGATCAGGTTCAAGAACGGTTCGTACTGGCATCTTGTCGGCTCTGACAATTACAATGCTCTTGTTGGGACTCCACCAGTTGGGATTGTTGCATCCGAGTGGGCTCTCGCCGACCCCAAGGCCTGGGGTTACATTCGACCGATTCTACTCGAGAACGATGGATGGGCTTTGTTCGTTACCACGTCCAGGGGAAGAAACCATGCCGCTAAGATGTATGAGGATTACCGGGATGACCCTACCTGGCACGTCGAGCTCCTGAAAGCGAATGAGACGGGAGTGTTCACCGAGGAACAGTTAGCATCGGAACGATCGGAGTATGTGAAGGACTTTGGGGAAGAGGCCGGCAATGCTTTGTTCGAGCAGGAATACATGTGTTCGTTTGATGCGCCGACTTTTGGAGCGTATTTCGCCGCCGAACTCCGCAGAATGGAGGACGATGGACGACTTGCTTCCATACCGATTGACCGCGCTGTACCCGTACACACCGCTTGGGATCTTGGCTACTCTGATTCGACGGCTATCTGGTTTATTCAATGCGTTGGCAAGGAAAGACGACTGATCGACTACGCCGAAGCGTCAGGCATGGGATTCGACTACTACGCGAAGCTCTTGAAGGACAAGGGCTATGTGTACGGGGATCACTACTTTCCGCATGACATCGCGCAGCACATGATCGGCATGGACCGGTCCCGCATGGAAACCCTAAGAAGTCTAGGCATCTCAGCTACGGTGGTACCGCAAGGCGACTTGAACGACGGCATAAACGCCACGAGAAGATTGCTGGATTCGTGCTGGATCGACCGCAAACGGTGTTCTCGAGGATTGGAGTGCCTGAGACAATACCGCAGGGAGTGGGACGACAAGGGCAAGGTCTGGAAGCCGAAACCTCTGCATGATTGGGCCTCGCACGGCGCCGATTCACTGCGGACGTTTGCGGTAGGATTCTCTGAGAAGTACATGGACAAGCAACCGAAACGCTACACCAGATTGAGTTCCGGCTCATGGCAAGCAGCCTGACCACAAAGCAGCAGGAGGAACTCATGATGTTTCTTCACTGGCTGATTCGTGAGGCGTTGCAGACGATTTCCGAGTACGAGGACGAGCAACCCGTCAACTATAGGACACTACATTGACCGACATCTGGATCGTGCGACACGCAATGGACACCGAAACCCGTCCGCTGACCTGGTTCCCTACCGAGGAAGAGGCTAGGGCGTTCATCTCGAAGATCAATGCCTACTCCCCGGTGATCCTAGATGTCGTGAAGGCCACGCTAGGCATACCCACCACATGATCGTTGAGGAAGGCCGGCGCGCTCAAATGGCAACCTCGATAGACCGTGAGCAAGTCCTGTGGCTCATCCGGTGCCGTGAGTTTCACCGCAGGAACGGTTCATACCAAACTGCCGATGAGTTCAGGGAAAGACTGCACAGGATGGGCGTGAACTTATCCGAGCATGACGACAGCGTTGTTTGGGACACCGATCTTCATTATGCGAGCAAGCCATGAGCTTTCAATCCAACGCATACCAAAATAATGCGTTCCAGATGGACGTCAAGAAAAGTACCTTGAAGGAGAAACTTCAAAAGTGGCTGTGGAGTTTTTTCAGATGAGATTCAAGACGCAATGCCTCGAGTGCGGGGCATACAAGTGGTGCGGAAGGGACTGCGACCGCAAGCCTATCTCTCGTAGAGATCCGCAGCCGTGGATCGTCTATGCAGACCCTGAGTACGAACGGCCACGCAATCTCAAGTTCGACCGCAAGGCATACATGCGTGAGCGTTGGGCCAAGAAAAGGATGACCCATGAGAGGGATTAGCGTTTTCCTCATCGCGTTTCTGATTGGAACCATTGCTCATGCACAAGAGCATCACGGCTTTCATGGATATGGTGGTGGAGGTTATCATGGCTATCGGGGTAATGGTTGGCATGGCGGCGACCGCTATGGCTCTGATTTTGGCAGCGCTATTATTGGGGGGGCTATTGGTGGCATATTCGGCAGTTGGTTTGCTCCTCGCCCTGAAGTCATCGTTGTCCCGCAGGAGATGATTCCCTATTCTCCAATGTGGTACCAGTACTGTGCCAACAAGTACCGTAGTTTCGACCCGCCTACGGGTTCATATCTTGGCTTCGATGGCTTGAGGCATAATTGTATATGAAATTAGAGGTAGGTGATGGCAGAACGTAATCCGTTGGCATCAATTATGGGCACTAAACTTCTTGAGGGCGGGAAAGCCTATGAGGGGGGAGAGGCACGTTCTTATACTCCGAAGGCTTACAAAGAAGGCGATAATGTTTATTCCGTTAAGCCTGGTGTTACATTAGAAGGTAAAAGCCACGCAGTTATTGATAGAAGAACTAATCAGATTGTTGGTGCCTATAAAGTTCCAGCTAGGGCATCGTCTCATGTTCATCGTTTAGACAATGAATATGGATCATACATTTCTCATCGCCTTCCTATTAGTTGGCTAGAGCCAGTAGATAAATGACACACTCCATATCCTATGTTCTCGCCGGCTTGGCCCTTGTAGGGTACTTTCTTTTCATCGCAGGGATAATCCTTCCCTTGGTTTATGTTTTGTGGATTCAATAAATGCCCATTGATGTCTCCGGCAATTCTAAGGAACGAACCAGACCGGAAACCACAACGATCGTAGACAAGACGGTCTACAACACGACCTTCATGAAGGAGATGCGCGACAACTACGATCGCGCCCGTCAGCGAGAACACGAAAACATCATCGAAGCCTATCTGGACCTAGGTTTCCGGTGCGGTGACGCGCAGTGGGACGCGGTAGCCCTTAACGAGCGTCAGTCCCGTAGACGCCCATGCATGGTGGTGAACCTACTTCCGCAGTTCATCCGTCAGGTCACTGGCGACATCCGGCAGATGAAGCCGGCACTGAAGATCATCCCGACTGACGAACGCGCCACGCCTAAAATGGCAGAAGTGCTGACCAATCTCGTCAGGTACATCGAGAACCGTTCTGACGCGCAAGATGCCTACTACAAGGCCGCGGATCAGCAAGTCACCGCGGGCATAGGGCATTTCAGGATCAATCGTGAGTACGGTTCGGAGAGTTCGTTCGACCAGGAGTTAGCCATCGGTTCCATCGAAGACGGTATTTCGGTTCTGTGGGATCCGGATGCGGTCAAGCCGACGCGCGAAGATGCGATGTTCTGCTTTGTCCCGATAGATATGTCGAGGATGAAGTTCGAGGACAAATACCCCGGCAAGAACGCCGACTCGATGGAGCTTCGGGACTATCAGTGGCGAACCGAGTGGGCGACCGACGACCATGTTCGGGTGTCGGAGTATTGGATCAAGAAGCCCGTCAAGAGAAAGATCGCCCTTCTCCCCAACGGGGAAACCAGGATCGTTGACGACATAGAAGATTCGGCAGAGAAATCAGCAATCCTATCGCAAGCACAAATCAAGGAGCGTGATGGACACGAAATCCAACGTTATCTCGTTTCCCTCACCGACATCCTCGAGCCAAAGCAAATCTCCCCCGGAAGATACATTCCGATTGTCCCGGTGTTTGGAGAAGAAATTAGAATTGGGCGAAGGTTGGTCCGTCATGGAATGGTCCGCTTCATGCGTGACCCCCAACGAATGTATAATTATTATGCGAGTGCAGAGACAGAAATCGTAGCTCTCCAACCTAAAGCACCGTGGATCGGCACCGAGAACAACTTTGCCGACCCCGAAATCCTGACCATGTGGCAGAACGCCAACCTGGAGAACTACCCGTACCTGATTTACAAGCCTGACCCGCAGAACGGAGGCAGGGCGCCGGAACGGGGTACGCCACCGCTGTCGAGTCAAGGCATCCTGGAAGGATTGAAGCGGGCCGAGGAGGACATGTATCGGGTGACGGGGATTTACCCGTCGTCTCTTGGCAAGCCCGGAAACGAAACGTCAGGCAAAGCCATCAATTCCAGAAAACGGGAGGGCGACACCGGGACGTTCGTGTTCATTGATAATTTCGCCAGGGCTCTGAAGCATTGCGGGCGGATTCTGGTCGATATGATCCCGCATGTGTACGACACAGCTCGCATCGTAAGAGTTCTAGGCGAGGATGGAGAGGTAGACAACGCCCCGATCAACCAGCCCAAAATGCAATTCAGGGGTTTGGATGTCATTCACACCATCGAAAACGATGTTTCGGTAGGCGTTTATGACGTGATGACGCAAGTTGGACCGTCTTACCAAACCAGGAGAGAAGATGCCAAGGAAGGCATGATTAACCTCATGCAGACTGCCCCGCAGTTCGGGCCTCTCATCATGGATTTGGTTGCCAAGGCGCAGGATTGGCCGCTTGCGGAGCAAATTGCCGAGCGGGCGCACATGCTGCTGCCGCCGAACATTCAAATGGCCGAAATGGCTAAGAAACAGGGCGTACCGGACGAGCAGATCCAGCAACAAATGCTGCAACAGTCCATGCAGCCCAAGCCCGATCCCAAGGAAGAAGCCATCAAGGCCAAGACGGAGCAGGACCAGCAAGCCCATCAAGCCAAAATGCAGATCGAAGGCATGAAAGCGCAGCACGATCAGCAAAAGCAGCAGATGGAAATGCAGTCACAGCAAATGCAAGCCGTGCACGACAACGCCGTAGCTAAAATGGAAGCCATGACGGCACAGATATTGAATGCCCTGAAGGTTCAAGCTGCGGAATTAGATGTTGCATTAAAGGCACAGACACTACAGAAGCATTCAAAGGGTAATTCAGAAGAGCATTATTAGGTTTTATGGTGCTCAAGATGGTGAGTGCGGCATAGCCACCTAACTTCTAAGGGCTTGTTATAATCATCGTGGTGCATTTCTGATGGAAATGATCCGCATTTTTCGCATGGTTGTGGAGTTAGATCTCCTCTGCGCTTGTAATAATCAGCATAGGATCTTGCTCTGATTTTTTCTCTTTGATGGGGTTTAGCTTTGTATGATTTTCGATAATTTCTCTGCCATTCTAGAAAACAGTTGTTACAATACCCTTTTGACTTACCCTTGGAGCTAATAATTTTTGGTAAGCCACATTTACAGATTGGTTTTGATGGGCGACCTTTCTTCATTTGGTAATTTAACCACTGAAATAGGAGTTTTTTATGAACGAGGATAACGATCCGGGAGTAATTCCGGACGAAATTCCGAAAGCGCCACCGTCTACCGAACCCACACCGGACGTTCCGGCTGAAAAGCCTGACGAAGAGGCCAAGGCGGAAGACACAGCCGAAGCAAAGACAGAGGAAGAGGTACCCAAGAAATCATCCGGGTACGCTCGACTGAAGGCAAGGCATCAAGCCCTGCTTGCCCAACTGGAGTCGTTGAAGACCCCACAACCGCAAGCGGAGCGTGAGCCGAAGCCGGAAGACTTCAACGGCGACTATCTCGCTTACGAAAAAGCCGCTGTTGCCCATGCCGCACGCCAAGCCATACGAGAAGGCTTGTCCGAGGCACGGCAGCAGGACTTCAAGGTAAGAGAGGCGGAATCCCGTCAGGAGACGATTCAGGACTTCTTCGAAAGAACCGAGGAAGCCAAGTCAACCCTAAAGGATTTCGACTCTGCGATCGACACCATGTACGGACAGCTAGGGCCTCTCCCTAATGTCTTGCGGGACAAGATTGCCGAGGCCGATAACGGTCCTCAGATCCTCTATTATCTCGCCAAGAATCCAGGCGTTGCTCGTGATCTCTACAATTCGGGACCGCTGGATGCCGTTTATGAAATCGGCAAACTTGACCAGAGAATGTCTTTGCCATCGGCGCGTAAATCAACCAAGGCCCCGCCGCCAATAACTTCTCCTAGCGGAGGAGCGGCGCCGCCACGCGACCTTCATCAACTCGCTGCCAGGTCGGAAGACATCAGCGACTACATAAAGGCTCGCACCGCTAAATAGGTGTGAAAGATGGCTAACGTAAAACTCACAGCAGACGTGATTGCCGCGGAAGCGTTGATGCTTCTCGACAACAATCTCGTCATGGCTAATCAGGTGTATCGCGGCTACGAGTCCGAATACTCCAAATCAGTGAACGGGTACCAGAAGGGTGCCACGATCAGAATCCGCCGGCCGAACGACTTTACGGTTCGTGACGGTGCCGTTGCCTCCGTGCAGGACGTGGTTGAAGGCACTACCACGCTGGTTGTCGATAAGCAGAAAGGTATCGACTTCCGCTTCACGTCTTCGGAGCTGACCCTCGACATCAAGGACTTTTCCGAGCGCGTGATGAAGCCGGCCATGATCCAGCTTGCCAACCAGGTCGATCGTGATTGCGCGGATTTGTCCAAGAACGTGTGGAACTGGGTTGGTACTGCCGGCCAAACCATCAACTCCTACGCCGACTTTGCCTTGGGACCGCAACGCCTCGACGACACCGCGGTTCCGACCGATGACAGGTCATGTATCCTAACCCCTGCCGACCATTGGGGATTGTTGGGATCACAGACCGGATTGTTCATCCAGGATGCGGCCAAGGGTGCCTATCGTGACGGCAGCTTAGGGCGTATCGGCGGCGTGGAAACCTTCATGTCGCAGAACGTCACGCAGTTGACCACCGGCAACAGAACTCCTCTGACTCAAGGCAGAACCCTGACTGCCGGCGTCGGCGCCCTGACTACGACCTGGGCGTTGTCGAAGGACACCGGGACGATGCAGCTCTCGACCAGGGATTGGGCAGTCTCAGCGACTCTCAAGGCCGGAGAAGTGTTTACCATCTCGACCATCTTTGCGGTCAACCCCGTCACCAAGGTCACTCTGCCGTTCTTGCAGCAGTTCGTGATTATGGCTGACGTAACGGCAAACGGTACATCGACTTCCGAAACGACCCTTCTGATTTCGCCTCCGATCATCACATCGGGTGCGTTCCAGACCGTTTCGGCTACTCCTGTGACCGACCAGACCATCACCATCATCGGCACGGCGAGCACGATCTACCCGCAGAACCTCGTGTTCCACAAGAATGCGTTTTCTCTCGCAATGGTACCGCTCGAGATGCCGCAGGGCGTGGTGGATGCGGCGAGGAAGACCTACAAGGGCCTGTCATGTCGGGTTGTCCCGTACTACGATGGCACCAACGACATCTCCAACTGGAGGCTCGACGTCCTCTATGGGGTGAAGGCTATCGACCCGCGGCTTGCTTGTCGCATCAGCGGAACATAGGAGTGCATAACCATGCCAGTTGTATATCTCTCTAACAAAAATACCGATGGAACCTCTCTTGGTCAGGCTGCTGCCGACAAAGTGGGGTTCTACGGTGCAACGCCTATCGTGCAGAACATCGCACTAACGACTGCATCGGCGGCGGCTACAGCCACGGACATCGTGCCGGTGGTCAATTCCATCATCACGTTTCTGAAACTGGTTGGCCTTACTGCCTAAGGTTCGTAAGACGGAACGTGCCGAAAAACGTCTGGATAGCTCTTCCCGCGTATACGGGCCAGATTCATATCGGCACGTTCCGCAGTCTTTTGACTGACCTTTTAGCTCTCCATTGCCGGGGGGATTCGTTTGTCGTCCATGACGAGTGCGGCAATACCCTGTTAGGTGACGCCCGAGCTCTCATGGTGGCTAAGTTCCTGGCAAGCGACTGCACCGACATGGTGTTTGTCGATTCCGATGTGACTTGGGAATCCGGTACGCTGTTGAGGCTGGTGGATGCTCCGGTGGATTGCGTGGCGGCTGTCTATTCGCATCGCAACGACTTGATGACCTATCCGGTATCGTTTGACCTGTCAGAAACGGAGTTATGGGCGAACGAGGCTGGACTTATCAAGGTGTGGGGCGTACCGATGGGCTGCACTCGATGCTCACGCGAGATGCTGACCAGGATGGTGAACTACTACGCTGATTTGGAGTTCATGTGCGATCCGGCGCCGGACAAGAAGGCATGGGCGCTGTTCGACCCTTATCGCAAGGACAAGCTGAAATACAGCGAGGATTATTCGTTTTGCAACCGCTGGCGTGACATTGGCGGGGAGATATTCGTTCTGCCCGATGTCAAGATGGGCCACACCGGCTACAAGACGTTCGTCGGCAATCTAGGAGAATGGCTGAAATCGAGAGCATAGAGGGGTCTTGAATGGAACTGTTGTTGGGGTGCGGCTCACGTCACCAAAAGCTGTTGAGCACGCCTGAGAAGCCTGATTGGCAGGAATTGGTCACGCTAGATTTCAATGCCGACCACAATCCTGATGTGGTGCATGATTTGAGAAATCTGCCGTTACCGTTTGCCGAGGGCATTTTCGATGAGATTCATGCCTATGAGGTTTTGGAACATTTAGGAACTCAGGGTGATTTCAAGACGTTTTTCGAGCTATGGAGCGAGTTCTGGAGGCTGCTGAAGCCGGGGGGGTTCTTTGCCGGTACGTCACCAAGCCTTACAAGTAACTGGCTGTGGGGCGATCCTGGGCACACCAGGGCCATTTCGGCGGAAACCCTGACGTTTCTCAATCAGGTGTCGTACACCGAGCAAGTCGGGGTTACTCCGATGAGTGATTACCGATTTTGCTACAAAGCCGACTTTCAGCAGTTGTGCTTCAAAACCGAGGGCGACACGTTCATCTATGTGATGCAAGCCATTAAACCGTCAAGGATGAAGATATGACGAACAGGACGATACTTGAGTTTGAAGATGCCCCCAATGTTTTTACCCATGTCAGCACGGCAAATCCCCTGCCGACCACGGCAAGCGTCGTTGCCGATATGGCTACCTTGGAGTCCTATACATCCCGACTGCTGACTTCGGCCACTAATGTAGCCCCCGGTGCGGCAGCGGCAACAACGTCCCTGGTGACGGGCGGGCGTTACAATGCCACACAAAAGACCCTTACGGACGGCCAGGAGGCATCATGGGCCATGTCGGCTCGTGGTTCCCTGATGGTGTCCAGTGGGGCCGAGACGTTCAACGTCACCACGGCAAGCAAGGCATATTCGGCGGCAGTCGATGTCACACGACCCACCAACACCAACACCTATGGCGTGAATGACGTGGTAGGCGCTGCCGCGGCGGCTATGGAGTTTGCCAATGTCGGAGCGGCGGGGCAATATCTGGTAACGGCAGTCTCTCTAAGGTTCGATTTGGCTACGGTACCGGCGACAATGACCAGTTTCGTGTTGCATTTATACAACGCCACGCCTCCGAGCGCCCCTGCGGACGAGGCGACATTTTCGTTGTCGGCGTCGGACGCGCCCAAATATCTCGGAGCAATCCCGATCTCTGCCCCGGTTGACTACGGGGATATTCTCTACATTGAAATGAGCGGCCTCGCCAAGCAGGTCAAGCTAATCAGTTCAAGCCTGTGGGGCGTGCTGGTGACGGTAGGGACGTATGCCGGAGCATCTAACGGGACACACACGGTAACGGTTCATACGAGAGCTGCTTGAGCAAACAAGTCATGATAGGCACTCCGTCCTTGAGCGGAGATGTGTGGCTGGATTACCACAATTCGTACATTCACAGCATTGTCCTGGCGGCACAGAAGGGCTGGACGGTGCAAACCAACGGGATGAGCGGCAACTCCCTCATTCCTTATGCCAGGGCGATTATCGGCCAGGATTTCATGGATTCCGACTGCGATGTCCTATTTTTCATCGACGCCGACCTGTCCTGGGACCCGGAGGGGTTTGTGAGGATTCTGGAGGCTCCGCTCGAAATTATGGGTGGGGCATACCCGATCAAGAAGGACGGGGATCCTGAGTTCCACATCAAGCTAAACGGTCCCGCTCCCAAGTCAGACAAGCCTATCTTGGTGGAAACTTCAGCCGTTGGCGGGGGGTTTATCAAGATCACCAGACGCGCGATGGAGAAACTGCAAGAGGCGTACCCTGAATTGAAGGCTAACTACCGCGGCAGGGACATTCACATGCTGTGGGACACGATGATTGTGGATGGGGTGCCGATCGGGGAGGATTTCTCGTTTTGCAAGCGTTGGAAGCAAATCGGGGGTATGATCTATGTGGACCCGGATATTGATTTCGGCCATTATGGCAGGAAGTCATGGCACGGTAATTTCTTGAGAGACGCAATAAACAAGGAGAAACGAGATGGCTAGTCTTGCCATTACATTTACCGATAACGGCGACGGCACCGCAACGATTTCAACGGCCTCCGGTGGTGGAAGTGCCGGACAGACTGTTACCACCCAAAGTTTGGGGAGGCTTATGAACATCGCAAAGGGATGGGTTGGTCAATCCATTCCTCTGTTGAAACTCACTTAGGAGGCATGACATGGCTTTCGGCCCTATGACCATCGTGGTGACGAATCCCGCCGACATGACGGCGACCGCACCCGGAACATACAATCTCACCGCAACCGTCGATACGCCGTCTACGACCTTGTACGGATCGGCAACGTCGATTGCGAACGAGATTGCCAAGATCATCAAAGAGAACATGCGTTAAAGGAGAACTACTATGGCGACCTGCACGATCGTACTCACTTCCAATGCTGACGGTTCCGTTGATGCGCTATGCTCCACCACGGCAGGAATTTCCTGGGGTCAGCATGTTGTGAACTGCACCACGTCCGCCGGCCAGACCAAGCGCCTCGTGCAAGGTCTGAAGAGCGTGATTGCCACTGTCCTATCGCTGCCTGAGTAAGCGACATGGCAACCATTACCCTGACGGCAACCAGCAACGCTGACGGCACCATGACGCTTGCCGGCTCTGCGGGAAACTCATCGAGCGGCTTGAGTATCGTCGTTCCTCAACCCAAGAATGAATCTGTTGGGCAATGGCGACGGACCCTGGCTGATTTCATCGTCGGTACTCTGTACCCATAAATAAGGAAACACCATGCCCGATGGAATGATGGGATTGATGGGCGGCGCCCCGCAAGGCGCTCCTCCGCAACAAGGTGCTCCGCAACAGCCTAACCCTCAAATGCTTCAGCAGCTCGCACAGGGCATCATTCAGCGTATTGGCCCACAAGGGGCTATGATGCTGGTGCAGATGATGATGCAGATGCTCAAACAGTGACCCAATTCACGACAAACGATTTAGCGATTCGCACGCTCCGGGATTTGAACATCATTGCCGCGGACGAAACCCCTGCGTCCGAGGACATGAACTACGTTCTGGAAACGCTAAGGTCCGAATACGCCCGCATGTTGGCTGACGGGATTATCTTCCAAGCCTCCACGATCGACTCCATCAACGAGATTTATTTCACCGAGCTGTCTCGCAGGATGGGGTTTGCCATCGGGCCGGCGTTTGGGGTTATGAGCGCGGCGACCGGCGAAGCGGGCAAGGCTGCGTCTGAGGGTGTTTTGAGACGTTTAGGGGTACCGACCAAAACCCCGCAAGTCATGGTGATCGAGCGGGCTGCTCGAGGCACGGCAATCAGGGATCCGATCATCAGTCAATGATATGGCTAAAAAAACCGATGGAACCCCTATCATCTGGCCGCTTTCCACGTCTCCCGGCATCAAGCCGCAGGAGAACTCCGGCCGGCTGATTAACTGCTATGCCGAGCCGATAGGAGAGAAATCGGGGGCTATCTACCACCGATCTCCCGGTGTGACGGCATATGGGTCACAAACGGCTACCGCGTTAGGCTGGACGTACTGGACGCCTTTCGAGCCGTTTTTCGCTACCGGACAAACCGTGCCGCTTCCTACCGGGGTGTACCGCGGGGGTATTTTCGTAAACAATGTCCTGTATGGGGTGTTTGGCGAGTTTGTTTGGACGATCGTTCAAGGCGGTGCATCAACCAAGATAGGCGCGGTTTCCGGGACCGATAAGGTCTTCTTTGCCAGAAACAACAAGGCCCCGACTCCCGACATTGTTCTGGTGTGCCAAGCCGGAACATTCTCAGTTACGACGACCTCGATCTCTGCATACCCTGATATAAATGTAGGCTCTCCGACCTGTGTTGTCGGTATTTATGGGTTCCTCATTTTCGGGTATGGCAATGGAAATCTGTTATCGACCAACGTAAACGTCACGACGATCAACACGCTCAACCTGGCGAATGCCAACTCAGACCCAGATGGAGTGATCCAGCTCGTTTCGTACAACGGCTATCTGTACGTCATGGGAAACTCCACCATCGAAACGTGGGGTCCGCCGATCAACCCTACTGGATTTCCGTTAAGCCGGCAGGGGTTCAACATGACCCCTGGATTGATTAACCATCATGCCGTTGCGGGATTCGAGCCTGAGTTCGGTCAGCCGCCGTTATATGTCGCCTCTGATTACACTGTAAGGCAGTTGCAGACCTCGCAGCCGATCGACGTTTCACCACCGCAACTACAACGGTTGATTAAAGGTGCTACCGCGGATTTAGAGGCTTTGGTTTACGTCTCTGACGGTGTGCCGTTCTTTCAGATTTCCAATGACGAGTTTAGTTGGGTGCTTTGCCTGGAGCCCGATATTGGGAAGTCACGCTGGCATGAGCGCAAATCCTATCTCAGCACCCGCTCGAGGCTGACGGGTTCGGTCTTTGCCTTCAATACCTGGCTTTGCGGGGATACCCTGGCTCAAGGGCGAATGCTGGAAATCGACAGCACCGTGTACAAGGAAGTCGATCAACCGTTCATCCCTGAGATCGAGAGTCTGCCGGTCGAGGACTTCCCGGCGTTTGTCACGGTACATAGGGCAGATTTCGAGTTTACCACCGGAGTAGGGATAATCGACGGGCATGACCCTGACCAGACCAACCCTTATGCGGAAGTGTCATGGTCTAATGACGGTGGGGTTACTTGGTCGAATCCCCGGTTTCGGGAGTTGGGGCGTCAGCAAAAGTCCCTACGGAGAATTACGGTACGCCGCACCGGGATGTCAGGCCCGCAGGGGCGCCGGTGGCGTCTAGCGGTGCCGTCCGCGGTGCATTTCGGGTTGGTTGGCGGTGGCAGCAACATGACGGCGTTTTTCACGGAGAAATAGGGGTTGCCATTAGATGACTGAGGAATTTGGACGGCGCATTTGGGTTTTATCTCTTTCCTTACGGGGCACGAAAACCGAGCCGCAGTGGCGAACATTTTTATGGGACGCCGCTAAGTTGATGAACATGAATGCCACCGGCCTTCCTCAGACCTGGCGCTATCCCGTCAACGACAAAGGTGGCAACGGCTTGACGATGGTGCAGCCGATTACCGAGAGCTTTCTGACCATTGATACCTGGCCTGACCATGACGGGGTGTATTTTGCGATCAACTCCTGCAAGAAGTTCGATGAGCGGCAAGTCGTTCATTGGCTGGAAGTCGATCAGGAGTTGGTGGTGATTGACTCTATGAGCGGATCACTAAGCCTACCGGGGAACGCATGAGCCTCAAGTCCAAGACAGCATGTGTGGTCGATAACGGGCTATTCGTAGAGCTTGCCGTTACCTTGGCCCCGCATTTCAAGGACGTATTCTACACCTGCCCCTGGGAGTCGGCATTCCCGAAGAGCAATTCGGTCCTGATCGGCAAGGGGCTTCCAGGGGTCACTCGCATCGACTCGATCTGGCCTTATCTCGATGAGATCGACCTGTTCGTGTACCCTGATGTGTACAAGGGGCCGGAGCAGATTCACTTGGAGTCGCTAGGCAAGCGCGTGTGGGGTTCTCGCATGGGCGAGGATCTGGAGCTCGACCGCGTTTGGGCCAAGGGACACATGGAGTCGGTTGGCATCGACGTAGGCGGCTACAAGATCGTCAAGGGTCTGGATAATTTGAGGGAGTACCTGAAGGACCACAAGAACGTCTACGTCAAGGTATCCAAAACAAGGGGGGATATGGAGACGTTCTGCTCCAAGAACTACAAGCTGACCGAGCCACAGTTGGACGAGATGGAGTACAAGCTAGGGGCCAAGAAAAACGTGCTGGAGTTCATTGTCGAGGATGCGATCGACGATGCGGTCGAGGTTTCCTATGACGGCTACTCGATCGACGGCAAGTTCATGCAGAACGCGATGGCCGGCATCGAGGTCAAGGACCGTTGTTTGATTATGACGACGAAGCCTTATAAGGAGTTACCGGACCAGATCAGAGAGACGAACGCAAAGATAAGTTCTACTCTCCGCGCCTTCCGCTACCGTAACTTCTTTGCCAATGAACTCAGGATAACCAAGGACGGTATTGCATATTCCATAGATCCCTGTTGCCGGATGGGTAGTCCGCCGGGGGAGTTGTTTCAGACCATGATTACCAACCTCGCCGACGTGATATGGCACGGTGCGGCTGGTGAGCTGGTCGAACCTGAATTTGCGGCGCCGTGGGGTGCCGAGCTGCTTCTTCACAGTCAATGGGCCGACTCCAACTGGCAAGCGGTTGAGTTTCCGAAATCACTCGCTAACAGCGTCAAGCTCCGCAATCGAACCATGCTGAACGGGCGAAATTATGTCGTGCCTCAAGCCGTAGGACTGCCGGAGATCGGCGCCGCGGTTGCATTAGGCGACACGATGGAGGAAGCTATCGCCAACGTCAAGAAGGTGGCGGATCAGGTCGAGGGATACTGTATACACTCCATGCAAGACAGTTTGGACGAGGCGGTAGGTGAAATCAAGAAACTAGCTGACTTTGGCATTGACTTGTTCTCCGATGCGACTCCAGACGAGGCAGAGGAGGCCAAGGAGGACACAAACTCTTTGGCTTCCCTGTTATCGGGAAGAAAGAAAAGCCTGTCAGACGATCTCTCTGAGGCTCTAGGACGCAGATGACGGCGCTACCACCACCAGATACGCCTTTGTCCGAGAAAAGCGGCAGGATGGCCTTGCCGTGGTATCGCTATTTCTGGGAATGGGCGCTGCCGACCAGACCGGACATCCGGCAGTCCTATATCGAAATCTCCGAGATAACCGATCCTGTCAACGGGCCGGCCAATACGGGACGAGTGTTCTGCCGGGACAACGGTGCAGGTAAGTCACAGATATGCGTCATTTTTGCTACAGGTGTAGTTCAAGTTATGGCGACCGAGCCGTAAAGGATCAAGGGCATGTCAGACTTTTTCGGTAATTTGGCTGGATTGTTCACCGGATCGACGGGTGTTGATGCGGCAAAGCAATCTGCCGCGGCGGCAACGCAAGCAGCCAAGAAGTCAGCCAAGAAACAAACTCAGTTGGTCGGACCGGCTTATGACACAGGGATAGCCTCCTACCAGCAATCTCTTGCGCCTTGGCAGACCATTTTCAATCAGGGTAAGCCGGCAGTCGAGACATACTATGGAGCGTTAGGACAGGGCACACCGGAGCAGGTCGATGCGGCCCGAAATCAGTTTACCGCGTCTCCTGGCTATGAATACACGCTAGGACAGGGTTTGGAGGGTCTAGGACGGGTAGGAGCTTCAGTGGGTCAGTTTGGTCAGGCTGACATGAACGCTATGGATTATGCCCATAACCTATCCAATCAGGACTTTCAGCAATGGCTCACTAATCTCTCGCACGGATTTGGACAGGAAACCGCCGGAGCTCTAGGTCAGTCCAATGCTTATGGTCAGATCGGCGGCGCCCAGATCGGTAAGGGCAAATCCCTAGCTGACATCCAAGCACAGAAATACGCCACCATAGGACAAGCGCAAAGTGCCTTGCCACAGAACATCTATGCCGCGGAATCCGGTGGTGCATCCAATACGCTGAATGCCCTGTTCTCCATTGCGGAGCTTGGCATGAGCGGAGGGATGAGTGGCTTGTTCGGTGGCGGTGCACCGTCTATTCCTGAAAGCTCGTGGAGCACAGTGGGTTCTACGCCAGATTGGGCTCAAGGTAACTGGGCTCCTGCATAGGATAATAATTCATGCCTAATCCCTTCGCGCCGCCATCAATAGATTTCACCGGCAACGTCGAGAACCTTATCGGGCAGTACCGCAAGTCACAGCTATTTCAGCAGCAACAGGCTGAGTATCAGAAGCAGAAAGAGTTACAGGCTGCGCGTAAGGATGCCCTTTCCGGATTGATGAGCGGGGAAGATCCCAAAGCTGGCATTATGAAGCTGATGGGGATTGGAGATATTCAGGGAGCGCAAGGATTAGCAACTGCGTACAAGACGCTTCAGGGGCCACAAATGACGCCCTATCAGGAAGCGGATCTAGCGTTGAGAGCACGACAAGGCGGGGAAACTCCCGACATTAAGAATTATCTATTTGCACAAAGTCAGGGACAGCAACCTACCGGAGCAACGCCTACGGGAGAGACTAAACCCGTATCGTTTGAGGAATGGCAACAGCAGAAAAAGGCCAAGCCTCTGCCTCCAAAAGAGGTTTTGGAAAACAAGTATCAGATCATAACCGGTGGTCTTGATGCTATGATCCAAAACATCGACGACTTAACCAGTTCGCCGTATCTAGGTAGTGTTACAGGCTGGAAGGGGGCATATATTCCCAATGTAGCTGGTAGTCCTGCGGCTAATTTAAGCATCAAACAAAAGCAATTGATGGATCAGGCCAAGCTAGGAACATTCCAGGACTTGAAGGACGCCTCTACTTCTGGAACGGCAGGATTTGGACGTTTGGCAGTTATCGAGTTCAATACCATGAACCAAAGAATATCTGCTTTGGATTCGGCCCAAGATGAAGATTCATATCGTGCAGAGGTCAAGAAACTTCGGGATTGGGCTGTAGGGGCTAAGGCTAGGCTCAAGAAGGGTATTGAACAGGACTATGGGGAAGGTGCTACAGCTACACCACAGCAAGCCGCCACTCCTAATGTTGGCCCTGCTGTTCCGGGGGCTACTCAAATAAGTGTTGGACCGAACGCTAGGCCAATTCCTAGCCCTGATAAGATTACTCTATTGAGGCAATATGCCAAGAACCCCGAGGCTATTAAGGCATTTGATGAACTCTATGGCGCAGGTGCGGCGGCACACTTCCTGTCCGGAGGCCAATAGTGCCTGATTTCAAGTCGATGTTTGCACCTGAATCACAAGGAGAAACACCTGACTTTAAGACTATGTTTGCGCCGGCAGAAGCCCCCTCTCAGTCTTGGGGGGAAGCCTTTGCCGAAGGTGGCAAAACTCTAACTCGTCAAACTCAAGAGGAAGCTCAACAGCACCCGTATTTTCCACCCGTACCTGGCACCGAAACTATCCCTGCTTTGGCTCGAGGCGCCTACAAAGCCATCACAGAGCCATCTAGCATTCCTGGTATGGCCGAGAAAGTGGCAAAACACCTATACGACAGGTATTTGACTGAGGAGGGTTGGAAAAAGGCAGTAGCTACAGACCCTAAAGGGGTTGCCACCGATATTGTCACCTTGGCTCTTGTGCCGGAAGCTGTTGCAGCCAAGGGAGTTAAGGGCGCAATCGCAGCAGAGGACGCAGCTCGAGTTGCCAATCTGCCGGAACGAATTGCTACCTTGCCTGAAAAGCCTTTGCCGGCAGCACAAAGAGCTGCGGCATTAAAGACACAAGCCGGGGCACAGATGAATGTTGCCAAGGCTTCAGAAGAGGCATTGCCGACAACGACACTAGATCCGATCGTCACGGACCTTAAAGCCAAGGCTGCTGCGGAGGGGTATAATCCTCGTATTCACAAGTCAGCAAAGGCTCTCTTTCGTGAGTTTGACAATCTTTTGGCAACAAAAGAACCATCCAAGCAGTTCATTCCGTTGTCGATCAATGCGGAGGCGCGGGCTAGAACGCTTGCCAGGAACCCGGAACTAATCAGTCAACTCGATCCGGCGGTACCAACGACAACGATCAAGGACATTCATCAACTCCGTCAGCAAATACGGAGCGTAAGCGGCAGCGCCGATGTCAATGAGCGCGCCATAGGCAGGATGATGAAGGATTCTCTCGATGAGTATATGGGTCAGTTCATGGAGGGCAAGACCCTTACTGAAGGCATGAAGGACTATGCCAAGGCGTCTACTGCATTAGAGGTAAAGCACATAGCCGATCGTGCCCAACTAAGAATGAGCCAGCGATCACACCAGAACTTGGATGATGCGCTTTCCACCGAATTTCGGCAGTTTGCCAAGAACGAAAAGAAAATGAGGATGCTGAGAGCTGTTTCACCCGAAGCGGCGACTAGAGTGGAAAACGTAGCCAAGGGCGGTGGAACATTTCAACAGATTCTTAGAGGCTTAGGGTCGGCTGCTCCTAAAAACATCATGAGTTTCAGCTTGGACAACATTGCCGGCCATCTTCTGCATGGTATCATTCCGGGCGGTCCTTACACCATCATGGGCATCGGTGCCGGTGCAAAGTGGTTGGCCGGCAAAGGTACGGCTGGATCAATCGAAGCAATACAGGACGCAATTTTGGCAGAGCCCAATCTGAAAACTTTGCAGAAAGCACTTGATCCGCCGAAGGGACCTAGCGTGTTTCAGCATCTCATGTCCAAGCCTGGCACCGCTCAAGCTGTTCGCCAGTGGGCAAATGCGAGTTCAACGAGGAAAAAGGTTGCTTCCGCGGTTCTGGCAACAGCCATTGCCAAGGAACTCAATAGGCCGGATTTGCACAAGCGCATTCAGGATGAGATTGAAAACCTTGAACCCAACACAACAATCGTACCAAAGGTAATGGCACAGAAATGACCGGAACCCTGTATGGATTGCCTCTCTCACAGAGAGTGGATGTCAACGGCACTCCGTACTCAGGGGCCTTGCTTTACCTGTATCAAGCCTCGACCTCCATCCCGGCCAATTCGTACTCCGATTTCGGCCTGACGCTGCTCAATCCTAACCCGCTTGCCTGTGATGCAGCAGGAACTATTCCGCAGTTCTGGTTGGCTGACGGGGCGTACCGAGCTCGCATGACGAGCGCCAACGGCAGCGTGGTGATATTCGACTTCGACAACATTCAGGCTATTGGCCCATCGACAGGAACAGGTGGCGGGGCCGGTGGATCGGCGGTTGACCCGACCGCGGTTGCCCAGACAGGAGATTTCATCTGGGTTCCGGTGAAGGGCATCGCTCGAGCCGGATGGGTGATGTCGGATGCAAGGTCCATTGGTTCGGCATCATCAGGCGCAGCTCAGAGGGCTAATGCAGACACACAACCCTTGTATCTGTATCTATGGACGAACTTCACGGATGCGCTTTGTCCGGTAAATGGTGGGCGTGGCGGATCGGCTGCGGCTGACTTTGCTGCCAACAAATACATCGCCACCCTGGACATGCGCGACTATGGCATGTTCGGCCTTGGGGATATGGGCAACAGCGATGCGGGCAGGATCGTCACCGGAACTCCAACAGTGGCGGGATCGGCAATCGGAGCTGAGAAGGCGACCATTTCGATCGGACAAGCCAATATACCAGTTTACAATCTTAGCACGGCGTCACTGACCGGAAGTGTCAATACTGCTATTACCAACGGCACAAATGTTGCTCGCTCTCCAAACACAGCAGGCAACAATCAGACTGGCGGTGGTGGAAACATTGTTTTAACAGTTTCGACATCCACACTGTCTCTTACTGATGGAACAGTGACATTTGGTGGTACTATTCCCTCCGGTGGTTCTGGAACTTCCCTGACCCCAACCACAATCAGCCTTGGCAGATTTGGGACTTACTATGTTAAATTATAGGATACTCATATGACCGCACCGATAGCCTCCAATATCCAGTTACCTGATGATACCGGGAACGCCGGCAAGAAGGTAAGGACCGAAACCAAGTCTATTGGTGGCGTTACCGTCCATGAGCATTTTATGGTGCCCACCGTTGGCATGACGGTTCTAGGCAAGTATTTCTTCTCATCGACGCAACAGACCGTAGCTGCTGCGGCACAGAACGCGACATCGACAGGGTTCTTCTGGCTGCAAATGCCGCTCACGGCGACAGCTACGGCTCTTATTAGGGCGGTCAGCGCGGACTATAACTTTCTTGGCACCACGCCATTTCCAACCGCCCCGGTCATTTCCTTCAGCAAGTTCACCTTCACCGGGACAGCTTCGGGTGGACTCGTTACGGCCCTGCCCTACAAGACCGGCGGCGCCACGAACCAGATGCTTGTCCAGACCGCGGTAACGGGCATGACGGTAACGCTCGTCAATGACTTCGGTGCCCTATCCATCCCCGGCCTGGCAACCGCGGTAGGTGCGTTAGGGGGATCCAAGCAGATCATTGCCAAGTCACCCATCGCTTATGAGCGCGGCATGGACCTCGAGATCGGCCCCGGCGAGGGTATCGTGATTTACCAGACCACAGGTGGAACGGGATCAGACACCCGTAAGTTCGTGGTGCAGTTAGAGTGGTTGGAACTCGACCTTACATGACCATCCAATCCCTGAAGCAGCATGGCTATCTGATGATCGACCATCGGGCATCTCCCGGCTTGCCGGAGGATGTGGCTATCAAGACGGGGTTGGATCCAAGGTTTTGCGGTGAAGGCAAGCTGTTCGAGGCCGATACCCTGACATGCTCTCACTGCAAATGTGCGGTGATAAAGAACCCGCTTCGGCTGCGAGAAAGGTCGAATTGTCCAAAATGCAATTATCACTACATTTGTGACTTTTGCGCTGCCGACATGCTTAGGGCTGATTACAGCCATGTGACGTTTGAGGCAAAGGTGGAGGAGAGCTTAAAAATGCAGCTTGGCAGTCCGCGTGTTTTGTTACCAGACGAACCAGCATGAAGAGAAGCCTCCTGTTAGGCTGTGGCAATTCCAGGAAGAAGAAGCTGTTTCTGGGAGAGAACCGCGATTGGACGGGTGAGCTGACGACAATGGACATGGACCCTAACTGCGGGGCCGATGTCATTTGGGATCTAGAGAAACACCCTCTACCCTTTCCTGACGACACCTTTGATGAAATGGGCGCCTATGATGTGTTGGAGCATTTTGGCCGGCAGGGAGATTGGCGAGGGTATTTCGATGAGATGTCGGACTACCATCGCATCCTTAAACCTGGCGGGTTGTTCGGCATCATAGTTCCGATCGGCAATGACCGCTTTGCTGATCCTGGGCATACCAGGTTTTTCAGCGCCAATCACTTCGGCTTTTTGAACAATGCGTTCTATCAAAATACCTTGGACGCCAATTTGCCGATTACCGACTATCGCTGGTATTGGAAAAAGAACTTCAACCTGGCCTATGCTCAAGTCATAGAGGACCATCATTTCGCGGTTGTGCTGGAAAAAGCATGAAAGTCAGAATCTCGCGGGAGGAACTGCAAGCCCGCAAATTGTATGTCGCCACGCCGATGTATGGCGGACAGTGCTTCGGCTTCTACACAAACTCGCTTCTGCAACTGAAAACCGTGATGATGCAGAACGATATGCGAATGGACTATTTCTGTCTGTTCAACGAAAGTCGGGTAACGCGGGCGAGAAACTTCTGTGTGCATGAGTTCCTTCACAGTGATTGCACGCATCTACTGTTCATCGACGCAGATATAGAGTTTAGTCCTGATGCTGTTTTCAGTCTCTTAGCCTTAGCCGACCCTAAATCGGATAAGGATGTTGTGTGTGGCTTGTATCCTAAAAAGCACATCAACTGGAGCAAGGTTGCAACAGCGGTCAGTCGTGGCATTACCGGCGATTTGTCATCGTATGGCAGCGATCTAGTCTTTAATACGCATGGTTTAGATGGGAGTTTCAACTTTTACTCGCCACTCGAGGTAACTGAATCCGGCACTGGATTTATGATGATTCAGCGGCATGTTTTTGATAAGTTCAGGGAATGTTATCCAAAGGAGTATTTCGACTCCGATGGGCGTGAAAGCGGGAGAAAGCCTAGCAAAATTGGACGTTATTTTAGTGAAGCAATTAAAGATGGACGCGATCTTTCAGAGGACTACCATTTTTGTCAACTCGTAAGAAAGATTGGAATGAAGGTGTGGGTTGCTCCTTGGATAGAGCTGAACCATCTCGGGCATTACAAGTTTATAGGCAACCCGCTTGCTCTTTCTGAGCTTGCTGAAACCGCCGCCTCTGCGGCATAAGGAGAACTAGACAATGGCTAAGAGAATCTTTCAAAACCCGACATGGACGCCAACGGCAACGGCGGACGGTACCAACCTTGCCAACTCGACCTTCATGTCGATCGGCGCATCCGGAGCGACTGCCGGCCTGAACGTCATTGAAATCTATGAAGGCGGGCAAGCCTCGGCTTCGAGCATCAACATCATGATGTTCGCAAGGGACTCGACCGTGGTGGCTATTCCTACCGCTCTTGCGGGGCCGGTATCGGATGGTCCTATGGACACGAGAACTGCGGCCCTGGCGGCGGTTCCCATTACCGCTGTGCAAGCCGGTACGGTTCCTCAAAGAAGTGCTGCTACGACCGCGGCACGGCTTAACCTCTCGTTTAATGCCTTCGGCGGCATCGTTCGTTGGGTTGCGGCTCCTGGTGAGGAATGGGGCATAACGGGTATCTCCGTGAACGTCTCCGAGTCCAGCCTGTCAGCCTTCACCGGCGGTTCTGTGGGCTTGATGGGAGCTCATATCGTGTACGAGCCGTTCTGAGGAAATGTTTCCTATTGTAAGTCATTGGGGAATATGCCAATGTGCGAAGCATGGGAAACCAAAAGAGCGGCATTTATCGGATACGCTGCAACCGAACCGGCAAATTCTACGTTGGCTCAAGCAAGCAGATTTACGTGCGATGGTACGAGCATCGACGTAGCTTGCGGCGTGGGGCCAGTGGATGTGTTCGGTTGCAGCGTGCGTGGAACAAGCATGGAGAGGAGTGCTTTCAGTTCTCCATACTTGAGGAATGTTCGGTTGATGAGCTAGAGGCGCGCGAGCAGTTTTACGTCAGCACTCTAAAACCGGACTACAATATAATTGTCGATATTTCTCGGCGATTAAGTCCAGAGACGCTCGCAAAACGTGCAGCATCACTTCGCGCCCGTGCCGCACTTATCACACATTGCCCGCGAGGACACCCTTATGACGAAGCGAATACCTACCGCAACAAGCAAGGCAAGCGCATCTGCCGAGACTGTAATGCACTTCGCGTCCAGAGTGTTTACGCATCTGAGTCACCTGAGCAGCGCGAGTGGCGGCGACAACGATCTAGGGCCAATCATATTAATAATCGAGAAACACGTCTTGCCAAAATGAAAGAGTACGTTCTGGCCCATAAGACTGAGAAAGCAAAATATGATCGAGAGCGCCGTTTGCGGCTCAAAGCTAACTAAGCGATTTACAGGCACCTGTAATTCACTTATTGCGGTCGAAGTCGATGACTTGATAGAATGGATCGGTAATCGGATCTGGGACAAAGGATCCAATGACCGTCCTTATGTCATGGTCGATCCCCTCTTTTTGGAAGACAAGACAGATCGTGTTGTGTCCGAATTGATGCCCAACTTTCCTGGGTGCAAAGACACGTCCCGCTCGATTACGGTTCTTAACGCCGGCGACTATGTGCCCTACCATACTGACAACTGCTTCTCGGATTGGATAACCCGCATCCATGTGCCGATCGTGACCAACCCTCACACTTGGTTCCTGATTGACGGGTTAGCCCATCACATGGAGGTAGGCATGTCCTATCAGGTCAACCCATCGAAACCACATGCCGTAAGCAATGCTGGTGACGCGACGAGGATTCATCTCATGTTTGATATTGTGGGTGAGCATGGCAACCGTAAAACATAGGTTTGTAAATCCCAAAGTCGATAGTGGCGACGCCACCATCGCTCGACCGTCAGCATGGAACGATGACCATGTTTTGTCTGATGGGACCACTCTTGCGGTACGGCGCGGACTGATAGCGGATACTACGTTCTATGTCGCCACGACAGGGGATGACGTTACCGGTGACGGGTCAGTCTCATTACCATGGAAAACTCCACAACATGCCTGGAATTGGATTCAAGCCAATGTAGATTCTGCGGGATTTGGTGTAACTATTAAACTAGCTGACGGTACTTACTCCAATGGTGGAAGCACAATAGTAGATATAGGAGGAGGGACGGTTTCATTAGACTTTTTAGGAAACCATGCAAATCCAGGTAATGTAGTGTTCGACATTACAGGAACCTACGGATTTTTTATCAACGGCTTTGTAGGGGGAATTGGTATTGACGGCATAAAGTTTAGTGGACCAACAACTAAAAATGCAATCAAAAATCAGTCTCCTGGAGCAAGGGTAGTCTTCTATCAAGCTAATCTAGAGTTTGGCAATATGATTGGAGGCACCGGGGTTCATGCGTATATGGGGGAAGTTCTTTCCTATCAATCCACTATTTTGATTAGTGGCAGCATGGCTACTATGTATGTTTCGGAGGGGTCTGGTAACTGCGACATCGAACAAACTGTTCACACCCTAACTGGAACACCAGCATTCTCGACTGCATTTGCTCATGCTAGTGAGGGAAGTGCTTGTCTGTTTTGGGGAAGCACATTTAGTGGCGCGGCCACTGGAAAAAGATTTCTGGGTGAGTGCGCTGGCTCATTTCGGGGCGGTCTGAGCACCTTAACCACGCTCCCTGGGAACGCCGCTGGAGAACTTTTAGGTAGTTCAACTTATACAATCAACACGAATACGAACATATTTGGCGCTCCCTTCACAGAGCTTGAAAAAGAGGGGGGAGACTACTTCAGTCAGGATTTCTGGACCAATCCTGGCTTTCGTTATGAGCTTCACGAACTAGGCTCAATCTATGTAAGTGCCGGTTTTCAAAAAGACATTCACATTAAAGGTGGAAGCGCACTCGGAACTCATAAGTTTCGCGTCAATAATGCCACTGGAGGATCAGAGGATTGTTCGTGGAGTTGGGGAGCGGCAATAGCCGGAACCAAAACTGACTTAATGTCAATCGGTGCCGGTCTTCAATTAGGCAGTCCAACTGGTGGAGATAAAGGACTAGGCACACTCAACGCTGCGGGTGACATATACAAGAACAACGGGGCCTACACCAACCCGGACTATGCGCTAGAGAGCTACTTTCATGGCGGCATAGAGCGTTACAAGGACAACGAGGGGGCAGCAGAGTACCAAGGACTGGTTGCACTCGATGACCTGCATCAAAGGCTCGAGAGCGACCTTCGCCTGCCAGGGATCCACGACGAGCCTATGGGCGCCTTCGAGCGTACAGATAAGATATTAGAGAAGCTAGAGGAAGCGTTTATCTACATCACGCAGCTCCACGAGCGCATTGCCAAGCTAGAGAGCAAATAATGGCCTTCATCGTCGCAGATAGGGTGCGGGACACCAGCATTACCACTGGTACGGGACCGTTTGCGCTCAGTGGTACGGCTCCCAATGCCTATCAGACCTTCTCTGCGGTGTGTGCTGTAGCGGATACGTTTCTAGGCTGGATAGCCAATCAGAGTGCTAACGAGTGGGAGGTTGGGCTTTACACCTATTCTGCGGCAAATCAGATTACCAGGACTGTTGTTAATGCCTCGTCCAATGGTGGCGCGGCGGTAGTATTCACCGCTGGCACTAAGGATGTAGTACTTTCGCCCAATGCGCTTGGTGGAAATCTCCTGTTTTCTGACGGGACAGGTATCAAATCAAGCGAAACTGGAACCCCTAATATCCTGCTGGTGAACAGCGTTGCAAGCGCCGTCAACTGGGTGGAAATCACGAACGCGGCTACGGGTAATAAACCATCGTTTTCTGCGGCAGGCACAGATGCCGACATAGGTTTGTCGTTTAAGGTTAAGGGCAACCCTGGTTTTGGGTTAGCACTATCTTTTGATCTAGGCGGGGCTTCCTCGCCCTCAGCGGCGTTTCTAAACACAGGGGGTCAGGGACCGTATGTAGTAATTGGGACATCACAGGCAGCGGCTCAGGTTGCAGGAGATTTTGTTGGAGGTTTTGAATTTGCCGGCAGGAATAGCACACCAGCGGCGCAAGCATACGGTGGGATTGACACTTATGTAGTAGACCCCACTGCGGGGGTGGCGCGAGGCCAATTCGGATTTTATGTAAATAATAGTGGCTACGCATTTATGGTTGGCCAGGGGGTTGGCATTGGCGATTTTGAATTTGGCACTCTCGTTGACCCCGGCCAAGGCAACCTCGCTTTCTCAGACAACAGAGGCATCTACGTCGAGAGCCACCCCGCCCTGATCTTCCAGGACACAGCCAGCGCCGTCACATACTTGGAAGTCACCAACCAAGTCACCACCGTCAATCCAACCATCGGAGCGGCTGGCGAGTCTGGACTCGGGGTAGGGTTCACTACCTATGTAGAGATGACTGAAATGACCGCGCCCGCCGCTGGACCTGTCAACACTTGTAGATTGTTTACCCAAGACAACGGTGGCGGTAAAACACAGTTGATGGCGATATTTAATACAGGCGCGGCCCAACAGGTCGCAATTCAACCGTAGGGAGTTAATATGACAGCATCTACCGACATAGCGACTGCTGGCAGCCTACTAAGCCAGTTGAAGCGTCTGCAGGACATGAAGAGTCTGCAAGCCTCTGACATTGATATGCTGATTATATCCGCCAGAACGAGCAAGTTCCGTGGGCCACAGCAAAATCCAAGCCTGTCGGTTTCTCCGGGGGATTCACAGTTCAACTCAGTCCTGACGGCGGCAAATCAATTACTGACCAGCCAGATTACCGCTCTAAAGGCACAAATAGCGGCCCTTGGCG